ATCGTAAACTGTGTTTATTCCATCACAAGCCCCTAAAGTAGCGGCGTTGTTCCAGTCAGTGGAGGTTCCACCTGTGGCTGTAATAGTTGTAAACGCTCCCGCTGCTGGGGTCGTTCCTCCGATTACAGCGTCTACTGTTCCTGCGTTTATATCTGCTGTGGTTGCTACTAATGAGGTGATTGTGCCCAAAGCTGTTATGTTAGGTTGAGAGGCTTGTGTAGTGGCTGTATCTGGGGCTAAGCCTGTTATAGTAGCAACTGTAGCACTCTCTCCTGTACAAGAAGTAGACGAACCAGTTAATGTCGCTGTTATACCACCACTAAAGGTTGAAGCTGTTGCTGTGGTTGCTCCTCTGCCTGTAACTGTTGCTAAAGTATCAGCTTCAGTTGCATCAAAAGTAATAGTATCCCCTACTTCAGATATAGTCATAATCCCTGTATCAGCGAATGTAATGTCTAAACCTTCTGTAGCTTCTGCATCAGGGGTGGTGATAGTATTTATTTCGTTAGTTGTAGAACCGTCTACTTCTGAAGACAAATAATCTACACCATCAGTAGCTTGAGAAATATTTCCAGCACCATCTGCTTTAATTATTCCTGAGATTGCTCCCACTATTGGGTCGGCTTCTGTGATTGTTATATCATCTGGAACATCATTATCTACTATTGCTCCAAAGGCTGCGTTACCTGCAACATTACCGTGTAGTACTTGGGTAGTAGTTCCTTGATTCACTATACCTACACTTACACCATCTAAAGTAATTGGAGTAGTTACAGATGTACTTTCGGTAGTTTTATTTGTATTTGCAACTATCTCATCAAACTTAGCTTTTGTTAATAACCCAGCTCTTAAGGTAGAAGCTGCAACAAGTGTGGCATTTGAACCATCACTTGAATTAATATCAACTGTAGTTGTTGTAGATGTTCCTTCTGTTAAATTAGTAGTAACATTAGTAGCTTTATTAGTATTGGCAGTCACTGCAGTTGTGGTTGAAACATCTGCTGTTCCACCATTTGTTAAAGTTATATTATTCCCATCTACTCCTAAATCTTGGGTATCCGTATTATCATACATATCTTCAACAACAAAATTAAGTATGCCTGCTCCTTCTACTCCGTCTGTATAAGTAACATTAATTCTTGTTTCAGTTCCCCCAGTTACCATTGTTCCTACAAAATCTTCAACTTCTTCTTCTGATAATTGAGTGTTATTATCAACATAATTTGTTGAATGAATGGTCCCAGCGGATTCACCTGTCCAATTAACTACTTGATTTGAACTTAAACCAATATCAGAATAATCTAAGCTATGAGGATTACCTATTGTTGTTTGGCTATGAGAATAACCAGTATCCCAATCAGTGGAATTATCAGATGTTATTCCATAAACTCCTGCTGAAGTTCTTTTTAAAATCCCATTTGAAGCAAAATCTCCATCAACTACAACATCAGCATGTGAAGTTTCATTTGCTGCAGTGTTATCTGCATTGCTTGGAGCATGAGCTGCTTGTGAATGGTCGTAAGCAGTTTTTCCTCTGTCTCCTCTGTAGGCAGTTGTTTCTGTTTCTCCTAATGCTAAATCACTCTTGCCATTCCAAATTGATTTTTCAGCATCAGTTGTAATTCTATGAGTTGAATCATCTGATAAATCACTTAATGCAGTTGGGATAGAAGGTTTGTTTGAAATTTCAGCGTCACCACTAACAGCATCCCAATCTGAATTTATATTTACTTCAGCATTTTCTGCAATACCATCTAGTTTATTTTTTAATGTATTGGTAAAATCATTTACTGTTTGTAAAGTAGCTGATAATACACCTGTAGTAATAGATAAAAGTGAACCCACTTTAACCCCACCAAGAATTGTACCAGTGGCAGTTGGTAAAGAATAATTATTGGCACTTTCTTCTATTGTTCCTAATTTAGTTCTTTCTGCATCTGAAATTATTATCCCACTACCAGCATTCGAAACATCTTCTAATTCTGTTCCATAATGTCCAGATAAATCAGTTGTTGCTTCTGCGGTTAATTCATATAATGTTTTTTCACCTGTTACAGCATCTTTAAATACTATATTCCCTGAAGCATCTTTTGAAATTACTGAACTTGAATCGTTTATTTGGAATGTTTCTGAAGTTAATGTTCCTTCTGTATCAAGATTTCCTTCTGTAATTACAAGAGTTCCATCTGTTAATATTTCTCCTTTAATTATCCCTTTTGAAGTTATGTCTCCATAATCTTTTGAAAAAGATGTAAAGATTAAAGTTGTTGATAATAATAGTGTTAAAAATACTTTTTTAAACATTAATTTCCCCCCATAATTATTAAATGCCAAGTTCCTTCAATTGGTCCCCAAGAAGATAAATCTACCAAAGATGAATTGGAATCAACATAAGTTACATCATCAGGAGATACGAGTTTTTTGTTACTGTTATATATTTGGACAAGTGGATACTCAACATTTAAATTATGAGTAACCGTTAAAATACCTGAACTTAAATCACCATCTACAAATGAATCAACATGACTATAAGTACTTGCTGCTGCAATGCCCCCAGTTATTGTTACAAATATTGTATCCGTTTCATTAATTGTAACATTAATATCATTAGCCATTAAATAGTTCTCCTTGTTACATCTCTTGTTATTTTAATTTTACCTGATGTTACTGTGAAAATTACTCCATCTGATTTTTTTACTTGAACATCATAATAATAATTTCCATTTAATTCATATGTGTGAGCATCAGTAAAAGAGAAAGTAGCTAAACCACCCGCGGCATTTGTAATAATTGCTTCTATAGCTATTTTTGCGTCATCATCTGAATCATTAATTTTTTCTTTTACTGTGACAAAAATAGTCCATCCTGTTATATCAATTGCTACTTCATCAGCATCTTTAAAAATTAGATTGTATGTTCTATCATCACCTCTATAAATATCGTTTAAATCGGACATATTGCTCCCTTGTTTGTTTCCATAATAATAAAGAAAAATTTACTGTTATTAATATTTATTCTTCTCTGTATATGTTTGGTATTTTTATTGTTGTATCTTTCTCTATGCTTGAACCATTTTCAAAAACTGCTTTCTTTGCATTAATTCCTTTTAGTTCCATTACTTCATGTCCTTCTTGAGTTGTGTATTTAATTGCTTTTACGGAACATCCTATAATTAGTAATGTTAAGATTATAAAATATTTCATTATTTTAAATGCATTTTTTTAAGTAATATATTATCTGGTAATTTCTCTACCATTCGTCTTTTTAAAGTAAAATCAGGTGCTCCAATCATTATCTTTGCCCAATTTGGTGTTCGCATTTTTCTAATTACAGTTCCAGGCAAATCTCCATATTCATCTATCTTCACTATTTCTCTTGGAGTATATGTTGGTCGTTTAGTATCATCTATTAAATAATCTTCATTAATTATTGTAAGTAATGATTTTTGTCTGGTAATTTTTTGTTTCATAGATGTTAGGTCAACATTATCCACTACTACTATTTCATGTTTCTCAGGGTCATAACTACCAAAGGGGTGTGGTATGTCTATTTCTGTTGCTCCGCCTTGATTTGCTGAAGGATGGTCAGGTGCTTGATAGCTACTGATAACATCTTTAGTTTCTTTATCTACTAATAGAAATATCCAATGGTCGTGTCCTGAGGCTGTTATATAGCGTTGTTGAGCATAAACCATACCATAACCTTCCTCGAGATAAATTCTTGTTTGATAAGTTGTTCCAAAAGCTGTGATTGTGCCTGTGCTCCCTATTGAAGCACCATAATCTGTATTTATGTGGCTACCCTTTACTTGCGGATAAAATCCATATTCTCCTCCAGGTAAGGTCAGCAACTTACTTCCGCCTGTACTCACTTCCCCCGTAGCAGTATTCAAATCTCCCTGACTAACACTTGTAAGACCTGATGACGGAAGAGTTGCAAAACTTGGATTTACTCCTGCCCCATTTGATTTTAAAAATTGTCCTGATGCTCCTTGTGAGCCTAAACCATCCGCAGCATCAGAAGAATTGTTTACTATAATTTCTCCAGTTGCTGTAGTGCCACCTATTTGAACTCCATCTAATGTGCCACCATTAATATCTATTGTTCCTACTATAACTCCGTCAATTGTTCCTCCATTAATATCTACAGTTGTTACTGCGCCTAAATTTGCCCAAGTTCCGGCATAAGTTAAACTATCAGCTAATTGTAATAAATCTCCTGCTGATATTTGAAACATTCCAGTGTCAATTAAAGAGTCTAAATATTGAGGAGTTGTATCTGCAGCATCTGCTTTTGTTTTTCCATTTGAGTTAGCATCTGGTAAAACTCCTGCTCCTGAAGGAACTGAAGTCAATAATGTAATTGCTGCTCCACTTACTTTTGCTGTTGTTGTTATTTGTGCTAATTTAGTATCTACTATTCCTGCACTTGCAGAAACTTTTGCGTTTGTTATTAATAAGGCAGCATCAGTGCCTAAAGCTATTGCATCATTATTTGCCCGTTGTAAAGCGGGGAAGTTGATTAATAACTCATCATTAGTCGGATTTGCAGCTACAAAACTCATTTTTATTTCACCTTCTTTTTATTTTTTTCGTTATATTTTTTAATTACATCATCCATTTTGAACATTGGTGACCCATACTCCTCCAACATTTTTATCCAGCAAGTTGAATGTACTATAATTCCTTGTGAATAATTAAATGATTGCTCTGGACAAGTAAATACTATTGGTGCTTTTGTATTTTTAATTATAGTTCCTTGAATTATTACATATGCTGGTACTTTTATTTCTTTTTTACAATACTGACAAATCAGTTTGTCTTTTTTCTTACGGTTGATTAGTTTGTTGATTATTGAAAACATTTTACTTAACCTCCTTGGTTATTTTTTCTACGGATTCAACTGAACCCTTAACTGTTACTAACATTTGATTAAATTGGGGTTTAGAAAATGGGAAATCTTTAATTGGAATTGAATTATATTTTCCGCTCCATTTTCCATCTTCAAATATTTTGTATAAATAAATACCTTCTTTAAATTCTCCGTTACTTTCGAAATTAATTACTAATTTGTGTGGTACTAATGTTTTCATTTTACACTCCGTGGACGTGAACTCGAAACGTCCCTATTTTTACTGTTCCATCATTTTGATATAATTTAATTGTTACGCCAGTAGTATCAAGACCAGAAGCTAACCAATAATCTCCATCACCTGTTAAAATTGTTATATTTAATGCTGGGTCTTCATGAAATGTTTTTGTAAATGTAATTTCATCCCCATCAGCAGCTACTGTAACTTCACCATCTTGCATTTCATCAACATCTGGTAAATCAGCTAAATAATCAAATTGCGTGCAAAGTAAGGTAGTATCTATTGATTCTCTTGTTAAGGTCATTCTAATTTGAAAGTATCTACATTTGTAATCACCCGCTTGATATGTTGCATAATCAGTCCAGGTAATATCATCCTCTGAAGTTCTAATTTCAAATGTTGCAGCTCCAGGTATTTCTTCACCTGTAAATCTTAAAGTTGGAGAATCATCAAATTTAGTTCCTGCATCTGAATCAAAACCTAATCCTTGTGATATTGTTGTTAATACTTCTATTGCTATTAAAAATGTTGCTATATATCCTTGGTCTTGTTCTGCTGTTACATAAGTTCCTGTTAATTCCCCTGCTGATAAAATTAAATTATCTCCAGATGTTTCGGTGTTAACTTTATCACCAGTCCAAGCAGTTTGTTCTGAATAAGCATTTATAATATTTCTAAATGGGATATTATCAATTGTAATGACTGCTTCTTTTGCAGTTTCTGAATAGTTACCTGAAGTATCTTTTGCTTTTATCCAATAACTTTGACTTGAACCTGCTCTAAAATCTGTTCTAATATGATTATTTCCTTGAACAAAAACTACTTGTTGTGAAGAATCCCAATCTGCCCCTATCCTAATTTCATATCCCCAGATATCTACATCACTTACTTCTGCCCACCCAAAAATTAACCTATCTCTTGATTGATTAACTAAAAATGAAGCAACATCAGATGGAACTGCTGCTTTGCCCACCGGAGTAATGTTAGATGAAGGAGCTGTTGACAAAGTTCCTTCCCTATTATCATCTGTTACAGTTACTACTTTTATATAATATTGAACTCTATCAATTATATCTCCTATAACTTGATAATGAGTCCCCATTGATTCCCCAACATATCTCCAACTTGAATTATCTTCTGAAATATATACTTTACCTTTGTAATATGTTCTTACAAAAGTTGATGGTGGGTCTGGTTTATCCCACCAAACATCTATTGCTGTTTCTATTGTCCCATCACTTGATTTTACTAATCTTTCTGTTAAAGCAAGATTTCTTATTTCTGGAATTGTTAAAGTTAAAGATGAATAGTTGTTATCAGGAATTGTAATTGCTGAATCATCATAAACGCTTGTATCATGTTCCATTGCTGTTATTTGCACTTCATTTTTATTATCTATTTTCATTGAAACTATTCTAAAATCCTTCTTTACAACTCCTGTTAAACCAATTGCATATTTATCAAAGGCTGAGGGGGTAAAACCAAAAGCATCTCCTACTACTTCTATTTCATCAGTTGTTCCTGCTCCAGTTGAAACTGTTTTTTCTTCTATTGTATCATCATTGTGATGAACTCTTATTTTGTATGTTCCTGAAGTTAATGTAACTTCTTGGTCTAACACAACTTTAGTTGTAGTTGAACCTGTTTTAACTCTTCCACCAAATCCCCATTGAGGAACATCATGTTGAACTGAAATTAAATCACCTGGTTGGCAAGCTATTGCATCTATGCTTGCACCGAATGATATTGCACGATTTAAATATTTTGCTTGTTTTAAAGCATATCTTGCTTCTCTTATTACCTGGCTTATTTTGGTTACAAATAATCTAATTGTCTTTTTTCTCATTGGGTCACCAGCAGCTAAAGCATCTTCATCTATATAAGCAATTGTATCTTGTTTGTAATCTTTATCTTCATCTAAATATTGAATCTCTAAAACATTAGGAACATCTTTTTGGGATTTCCAACTTTGTTTAAAGGAATCTTTAATTATATTGCCCATTGTAAATAGCTGAACAGGTGTTTCATTTTTATCTATTCTTATTTTTACGTTACCACCAGAATAAAAAGGCATCCCTCTAAATGTCATACATAATTGATTAATTGCATCTAATGCTCTTGTTGCTGAATCTAATACTACATTTAATTGAAATCTTTTTTCGTATCCTCCTTCACCGTCTGATACTTTTTCTTCACAATACTTAGCCATTTCTAAAAATAAAGCATCATCAATATCTGTTGAAGCAATGAATTCTCCTAAACCATATCTTGTATTTATTAATAAATCTTTTATACACCAAATAGGATTAGCACTCCACTTAGTTACATATGTAACACCATCCCAAACTAATTCAGCATCATTTGATAAGAGTCTCCATTTCGAATTTGTATCATCATAATAATAATCTTCCCAATCTTGAGCAACTCCCCCTACAGTTTTGATATCTGGAATACTTACCTTTACACCCTCTATTAGAGAAGTAAAGTTTGGCATTCCCCCACTTAGTTGGTCTGTTGCTAAAGCTTCGATTCCTAATAACGCCGTATTAGGATATCTAAAGTCATCCAATTTAACTTCATCAAGTTGTACCCAAGTTAAATCACCTTGCATTATTGGGTCTAAAGAAGAATCATCTGAGGTTTTTGTTACTCTAATGTCATATTGTCCTGCTGTTAAACCTATTTTCCTATATGTTCGTCTTAAAGTTGTTCTTGATTTTGCTGTAATTGTTGATGAACCTAAGTCAGTATATGAAGGAGCTGCATGAAGTTTATATTCTACTTTATAAGTTACGCTCCATTCTTGAATTCCCCCCGTAGTATTTTGTTGATATAAACCACTAGGGCATTGTAAATAAATATTAAATCCTTCAACATCTGAATCAGTTGTTGTATAAACATGAGCATTATCTTTAGTCATGTTTGTATTTACATCATATAAATTATGAGCGTCTTCAAAATTTGGAATCATTGCTTGGTCATTTGTTCCCATTTTAGTTGTTGTTGAAATACCATCAAAATTAGCAGATGGATTATCATTAATTAAAATAGTCCCAATTGAATTTATTTCTCCTTCTGATAAAGCTAATAAAACATTCAAATAATTTTTATCCCCATCTGTTCTTATGTAAGCATTGATTATATTTCCACCTACTCTATGTCTACCATAAATTACAGGAACTACTATTCCAACATCTTGAATTGTTCTTATCCCATCCCAACCATAAGTAGGAGACCCTTCATCTAATCCCTCACCCATTCCTCCAAAACTGCCTGTTCTTGGTTTATTAACAATAGCTGATACGATAGAATAAACCACATAGGCTATATCTATAATGGTACCCACCGCAACCCAAAATGCACCTAACGTAAAAAATGCTGCTATTGCAGCAAACTTAGGTTCTCGTGTTATAATTATTTCTGTATCTTTTTTAACTTTAGAATTTAAATCAACTTTCTTTCCATTAATAATTGCTTTTATATCTGTAGTTGGATACCCCAATATCTTTACACAATCCAGTATGGTTTTCCCTTCTACTTTATCAAAAGGAATAACTTCAACTTTTCTTCCTTTGTATTTTAATATATTTGGAATATATTTTAATTTAACACTCATATCTATAATATCCTTCTACTCTTTCTTCCCAACCAGCTGTCAATCTTGTAATTACAACTCCTACTTTTGTTCCATGAATAAACTTTCCATTTGATAAATAAACACCAGCATGAAAAGTAACTCCTTTTGAATTGTTAAATAAAACAACATCTAAATATTTAGGTTGCTTTACTGGTTCCCAATTTTCATAATAATTATCTATAAATAAATTCTTATCATGCAAAGACCAATTTCGTTCATAATTTTCTAAATCTAAAACATTTACATCAAAACATTCTTTATAAATGAATAAAATTAATCCCCAACAATCCACCTTACCTTCTTCTCTTCCGTGATGTAGATATTGCCAGCCTAAATATTTACTAACTAATTGTTTTTCGGATAATATCATCTTGTATAAATTGCTCTCGAAGGAATACTGGGAAAAGCTCCATATCTACTTGAATTGTTTAAAACTCTGCATCTACTTAATACTTTTGAACATTCTGTTTCAGCTCCTACATAGCCACATTCAGGTGATTTAAATTTCCAACCGCAAGTATTTCTTGAAAATTTTCTTGCTGGTAATTCAACTTCTAAAACATCAAATTTACTTGTTAAGTTAAATTCAACATTTTGTTGGTCTGCAGTATATGAATCAATATAATAAATATGTTTGATATAAGCATCTGCATCATCTAATAAATCAGCAAATACTTGTTTTATCTCTACTTTTAATCCCCTAAAATCATTTGCTTCTAAATAAGCTTGAATTAATCTTGACACATTACCTAATGTTACTTTAATAGTATCAATTTGTCCTTTTGTATTTTCAGAAATAAATTCATGAGAAATTGGAAATTTAGTATATTCTTGACTATCAAATGTTATATTAGTATTATAATTTGTGAAGAATAAATCAGTGCTTCCATCGTAATCATAAATAGTATAAAGATACAGTGGTTGGTTCTCTTGAGCATTCTTAGATTTTACAAAATCAGAATCTAAACTTCTCATAAAACCTCCACTAAAGTAACTTGGCAATTATATGAACCAATATTTTCTCTTTCAAAAACAAATGAATTTTCTTTAAACCTAACTGTATAAGTTACGCTATCTAAAGGTTCTGTAAATTCAAATGAATCATATATCCCTTCTCTAGCTATAAAGTAATCTCTAATTTCTAACATTTCTGCTTTAGTATTAACATTAAAAGAAAGTTCAAATTCTCTTTGACTAGAAGACCTTTTCTTTCTATATTGATTAATCCCATTTTCAAATTCTGTTTTTAAAACATCAAAGTTAACAGTTACTTTATAAGGGAAACCTCTTTCAAATAAATTATAATCATTAGCCATTTTAATTACCTACTATATTTTTTTATTGCCTCTCTAAAATTTGAGTTACTTCTTAATGATTGGGCTAATCCTGTTGAAAGTGTTTCCATATTTCTTGATACATCTCTTGAATCCCAAGCTTGTATTACTACTATTGGTTGAACTATTGTCTCTCCACTTCGTGCATTTTCTTGAGTCGGAACAACTGCTTCTCCTTTATGTAATTGATATAACCCTGTTGAAGGTACAAAATCAGTTCCGGTTGCAAAGCTAGTTGTTGGAGGAACCCAAGCTGAAAGAGAACTAGAAGCAGAACCAGCAGAAGATACAGCTGAAGCTAATCCCGGTGATGAAGATGCAACCCCTCCACCGAAAAGCATCCCTAATCCTGTTTTAATTCCAGTCATTATTTGTAATGCTACCCATTTGGCTGCTAAATTTGCCATCATTTGAAGAACTGCATCACCAAATTCTGCAAATGCTTCTTTTGCGCTTTGCAATTCACCTTTAAATGCTTTGAAAAAGAAATTAGAAAAAGCATTTTGTATATTAGCAGCTGACTGAGTTGCTAGTTTTTCCATAAATTTAAATGACTCACCTGTTTCTTCAGCCACTTTTTTAGCATTTGCAGTTTGTAAATCATAATAATCTATAATTATCTGACTCATTATTTCATATTCTAAATCAGTCATGTCTGTCTTTTCTTTTAATGCTTTTAATGTAGCATTTTTTTCAAATTCAATTGCTTTAACTCTTTTAGCAACCCCTTCTAATGATTCTAATGTTAATTTTTTTTCCCATTCTCTATATTCAGCTTTCCTTTTAATTTGTTTTATCAAATTTTCTTCAGAAACTTTAAATCCTTCTTCTTGAACTTCAGCTAATGTTTTATTATTTGTAATTGCATTTTTTAATTGACCATTTAATTGTAAAAGACGAATTGTTAAAGAATGTATTTGTTTCTCTTCTTCTTCTGTTGCCCCACCAGCTTGTTTTGTTGCTTCAATCAATTTAAGTAAAGAAATAATTGCAACTGAATTTTGTTTAATTTCTTGCTTTTGGACATCAGTTAACGTATCTGCTCTTTCTCTTAATAACTTATTATTTTGTGCAATAGCTTTGGATAATGCAGTTCCAGTTGAATTAATATAATTTTCTTGAGCTTCTTGTGCGGCTTTATTTGCTTTAGCGGCTTTCCACCAAGCATCAGCTAACTCAATAACTTTATAAACTGCTATTGTTATAACTCCAATTACCCCTAATAATAAAGCATTATGACTCATTAAAAATCCATTTGATATAATTATTTTAGTTGTTAATGCGGCATAAGCCCAACCTAATCTTTCAATTAATAAAATAAGACCTGGAAATGACATTAATAAAAATCCTATTGGGATTAACATTCCTCCTATTGCGGCAGTTACTTTTATTATCCACCCGAATAATTTTTTGTTTTCTTCTGCAAATTTGCTTACTTTCCCGGAAGCATCAATTAAAACTTTGATTAAATCTTTCATAGCTGGAACTAATGCTGTTCCTATTACTACTCTTGAATCAAAAATAGCTGCTTTTAATCTATCCCATTGAAAGGAAAGAGTAGTTGTTGCTTTTTCAAATTTCTTTTGTGTTAAGCCAGCTCTATTTAAAATTGCTGTATGGTCTAATA